ACGGCAGATACATTGTACCTGGCTATGGCAGTAAAGCACATGCTAGGACATGAACAGAAAAACAGCGACAGGATAATGTTTGAGAGATTGTACTACAAGCTGACAATCTCACATAACGGAAAAAAGATAAGAGACACATTTGGAGGTATAAATGGAAACAGTAGTGCAAACACAAAATGATAGAGTTTTAAGCTACATGGAACGGCATCCAAGTATTACATCACTCGATGCAATCCGGGATTTAGGATGCACAAGATTATCAGCCAGGATATCTGATTTGAGACGGAAGGGATATGCCATTGATACACAGTCCGTGATTGTCCGAAACAGGGATAACAAGAAAGTCAGAGTGACAGCTTATTCACTCGCACAGGACGGTGATATGTATGAATAACTTTGTGGAAGTCACCCCTCTTGGGGTGACATACCCCATGCTTCTGAACCTGGATACAGTAAAGTTTATAGGGGCGGAAAAGAGCGGACGGGCATATATCTGCTACCGGGATAGAACGGATGGATATCAGCGGATACAAGACAGCTATAATGATATCAAACAACGGATTGAGAGGGTAAACAATGAAGAGAGCAGTACGGAAGAACATGCAACGGACTGAAAAGGAACAGCGGAGCCAGGCTAACATTATTTCCTGCGTTGCATTTACAGTCTTGTGGGAAGAGGGATGGAGAGAAAAGCGGATAATGCGAAGGTTTGCATCGGCTATGGAAGTGATGCAGGAACTGAAAACAAAGAATCTTACACCACTTGAAATCCTTGAAGAGGAAACCGGGATTGAGCTACAGATGGATGGTGAACGGTCATACCATGAGTTTATGTATCTCGCACATGATGTTCCCATGAGAGCCATGACAGATGCAGAAATCATTTACATGCGAAATAGATCCGTTAAGTTTGCATCACTTATTCTGCTGTCAAGTCTGTGTGTTGTCTTGCACCGAGAAGATGGATGGGGGTTTGAGCGGATAAGCAGATTCCTTTACCGCATGGATTTGGTCAGAAAGTTACTGGGTGACGATGAACAGAAATGCATGGATTTTATGCGGAACAACACTGGGAAAGACCCGAAGGAGATGTGGATGTGATGTTGTGTACAATAGCTAGTGGAATGATTATTGAATGTCTATCGTGCGGTAAGGATATAGAAGTTAACAAGGATACGATAGTTCTGACGTATCAAGGTGAATTTCTGTATTGCCCTCATTGTGGATATATAGCAGACATTCAAAGATATCATTTATATGGAAAGAGAAAAGACAATGAGCAATAAATTAACAGAACTGACATTTGAGGGAACATTTGATTTAGGCAGACCAATAAATGCTTCTGAAATCAAAGACATCATCGGAGATGTGAAACAGGAAGATATCGACAGACTGATTCTGTATGATAAAACGGACAACAAACGGACAGAATACATCAAAGTGATTTACTGCAATGAATGTGAATGGTGGGACACTGATGAAAAGGGTGAGATTGGGTCTTGTTGGAATCCGCAGATGATGCACGATGATATATGTTTACTGATGCACAACAACGATTATTGTAGCAAAGGAGAACCAAAAGGTGATTGATGAAAAAAGGCTGTTAGCAAGCATCGAATATGCCAATAAATGGAACAAGCCTTGTCCTGGGTGGGTTATCAAGCTGATAAAAGCACAACCCACCCTCCCGGAAGGGGATACCCACCCTAGTGTCGAGATAATGATGGATTACTCGTGGATGATCCACAAGCTGAAAAGTGGATGGGCATATATAGCAGAGGAAAAATGATGGGAGAAATAATTTTGATAGTTGTAATTTTCTTGGCAGTATTCGCACTGGGGTGCTCTTTGGGAGGAAAATGGAAATGATGATTAAGGCAGATTGGCAGGATATTGTAGACACCATCAGACAGTATGAGGATGTTATTGGAGAGGATGTCTGTGACGATATGATAGCAGATATCAGTGAGGTAGTTTACGGATTGGAGAACGAAAGCAATGTTAAATAAATACACCATATCCAGGAGGATCGAAGCAGAAGTAGAACGACAGGGCATCAGTAAAACAGAACTGGCACGTAGAACAGGATTGAACAGTGGAACTATCTGCCGATATGTAAACGGTAATATCAGCCGGGGCATGAGTGCCGAGTGCGTGAGAAAGATCGCAGATGCACTGGGTGTCACATGCGAGTCATTAGGGATGATGGAGGGCGAGTGATGATTATTCCAAGACTAGATGAGCATACATGCGAAATGATTCGAGAATTGTGTCAAGCCAATGTTGTTGCATTACAGAGGATAGCTAGTGAATCTAATCTTCCGATTGACAAACTGGCTAGGCTGTTTGCGGAGGTGTTTACATCCATATGCGATAAGGTAGATGCGAAAGGGAGGACAAGTGATGAGTGATATTTTAAGACAAAATAATGGCAAACCGTGGATGACAGATGAAAACAAGACAGTACCAAAGAAATGTCCTCAATGCGGTGCGGATATGGGATTATTCATAGAGGGTGAACCTGTATTCTTATGCAAGGGTGAGCAACGGCACTATTATGGCACATTGAGATTTCCAAAGTGGGAGGACGAATGATGCGAACTGTATATATACATGCCACGCTTGAATTTGAGGACAACGAAGAGAATTTTAGTAAGGATCAGATGGAAATAACGATATCAGATATTCTAGAGGAAAATCTGTGGTGTGAAGTAAGAGACATTTCTGTATGCAAGGAGGACGAGTGATGAGCAACACAGAAAAAAGGAATAGTTTGAACCTAAATGACTGGATCAAAGTGAGACTAACCCCTCTTGGAGCAACTATTTTTTATCATCAGTATGACGATCTTCTCAAGGATCATCCGCAGATAACATCAATTAAGCCGAAGATGCCTTGTATTGACAAGGATGGGTACACACGCTTTCAACTTTGGTGCTTCATTAAACTATATGGAGACTTTATAGGCATGGGACAAGAACTGGTTATCGAGGACAATAGAATTTATTTTAAGACAGAAAAGGATGGTGAGTGATGAATGAATTAAAACCGTGTCCGTTTTGCGGAGCCATGCCGCAATGCGGCGTAGAATTTTATGAAAGTAGCGGTGCAAACATACATCTTGCGGCGACTGTGCGGTGTATTAGCTGTGGAACATCTAAACGCACTATTTTTAAGGCGACTGATTCCACATCGTTTGTGCCATTCTCTGATTACGAGGAAGCATTCAGCAATGTGATTGAAGCATGGAACAGGAGGGCGAGCGATGGATCTGATTGAGAGACAAGCGGCAATTGATGCAATGATGCAGTTACAAGACGAAGACATAGAGGCATACGGATGCGAAATCCCGGAAGGATTTGATGGCGATAGAGCAGTGATGGCATTGAGAAAACTGCCATCCGCAGAACTAGAACCATTGTCCGATGCCTATATGAAATCAGTATGGACTTGGCTAATTGATTATCAGATTAAGTCGGCAGAATTGCAAGGAAGATATACACCATATGAAGTATTGTCATGGGTGGCGAATGATTGGAGAAAAGAACATGAACAGTGACTTAATCCGCAGACGGGATGTGCTAGCACTTGCCAAAGACGTTACGTTGCAAAATGGATGCAAACATAGGTGTATAGATGCAACCATGATTCACGAATTGCCATCAGCAGAGCCAAACTTGCAACCAAACTTGCAATCAACTTGCAACCAACTTGCAACTGATTGCATATCGAGAAAAGAAGCGATTGATGCTATAGATGGATTGCCAAATTGCTATAACGGCTTTTCGGATTCATACGACAAAGCGTACATCATTGGGGTGTTAGAAGAATTGCCATCAGCAGAAAAGACAGGAAAGTGGATACAGCATCCAATTTATGAAGGGTCAGACCACTACTACTACGCTTGCAGTGAATGCGACTATCGGTCATGGAGTCAAGATAATTACTGCTCTGTATGCGGTGCGAGGATGGAGGTAGAAAATGACTAGGGAAGAGGCAATTGCAATCCTAGAGGACGAAGCATACATGTTATATGAGGATGACAGTCCTTATAACCGACAGGCATTTGATATGGCTGTTGAGGCACTCAAGTTCCGAGGTGCATATGAGATAGCAGTTAAAGCGGCTAACAAGGCTTTTGAAAACAGGTGGACACAGTGGGTGGAATGGATACCGTGTGACGAGGAATTGCCGAAAAAGGGTGAAGATGTTTTAGTGACAAACAATTGGCATGAGGTTCGGATGGCATACTTGTCAGACAGAACAGTAGGGAAGGTGCTGTGTTGGATAGTAGATCACAACAGTTATCACCCGGTAGACCGGAACGAAATCCTTGCATGGATGCGCCTACCCACCCCGTTTTTTGAACCCACCACACAGAAAGGAGAAACAAATGAATAACGATATTTTAACAATGATAATCAATAACTTACGTGCAGCTATGGATCTTCGTGGCATGGATGAAAAAGAATTTTGCAAGGCAGTCGGAGTATCTGACAGATATCTGTCACAGAAGAGAGATGATATCGGAATCGTGAGATTGATTTCTATGTGCGAGATTCTTAAAATAAGACCGGAGGATATCCTCAATAAGGAATATGCCACCGAAGCACGTAAAGAGGCTTTAAGGGGCAAAATTGAAAGCCTGACGAGGGAATTGAACAGCCTCGAACCGTTCATGCCTGAGCCGATTGAGGCTACCCCGTCAAAAAAGTGACCCCACGGGAGGGAGGAAACAGCATGGAACAGATAAAACCTTGCCCGTCATGCGGTGGAGAAGCACGAATAGCCGATGTGCATAAATGGATCAACGGAAGAAATTACGGATACCACAGAAAATACATCCAATGCACAAAGTGTGCAAGACGAACTATGGAATTTGATTGGGACGATAAGAAGGAGATGATTGAAACATGGAATCAAGGAAAACTGAAATGAATCAGAAATGGTTTGAAGGAAACAAAGAAGCAACACGGTCTATCTTTGGAGTAATTCAAGCATATGCTGATGAAGCGGATAAAAAAGCACTTGATGCGGTTGAACAGAACAACCTAAAAGATGTACATGATTATCTTTTCCGAAGTGCTGTTGCTTATGAAATCATGGCTAATCTAGTTGCAAACTCAAATACCCCGTCAAAAAAATAATCCCACCCCCTCATTTAGAAAGGATGTGACACATGAATTTCATTGACCGTTATAAACAAGAAATGGAGGAACAGACTGACATGGATATTGACGAACTTACCCCGGAACAGATTGAGCGGCTGAAAGGTGCTTTGGCACATGCCATGTTGACACCAATCCCGAACAAAGAACAGCAGTTGCGTGAGATGAAGGATGAGATGACCGTCCTTGCCAATACATTTGCGGATTGTGCGGACATCTTTCTGACTAGGTTCAGAGGCAGACTGCCACAGAAAAAGATATTTACACTTGTCGAGATATTCTTCCGAACACTGAAAGAAGGAAGTGATTGATATGGCAAAGTCTAATAACGCATGGGCATTGAGTACTTCCTTTGCTGAACGGAAAGATATCATTGAATTCAGCAACTTCGTCCGGGAGTTGGGCAAGTTTCCGCTAGATAAAAAAGATCCAAACATCCTGGATGTAGTCAAGACACACTGTGATGAATACCGCAAGCTGTGTGCAGACTACAACATGACACCGAGTTGGGAAGGGATTGCTCTCGCCCTGGGAAAGACACGGCAGACATTAACGCAGTGGAGGGATGGCAACGTCCAGTGGGTTAAAGACAAGGGCATCACCGAGTACCTTCAGACCGAGTGGGCATGGATCAACTCTGTCCTTATCACCTCGATGCAGGACGGAAGGGTAGACAAGATATCCGGCATCTTCATTGCACGAAACAACTTCGGATATGTCAATGAAGACCAACCGACCAAGAAACAGGAGATAAACGTAAATCTGTCTATGGAACAACTGATTGAAGGTGCAAAGAATTTGAAAGCTACAGTCACGCAGCCGGAGAAGATGCTGACACAGCATAATAGCAGTAAGGTCAAAGCGGATGCACCACTGCGAGAGAAAGTACCATCAAGAGCACCAAAAAAGAAACAAGCGGAACAACGGGATCTACGCAAGCCTAGCTTTGTGGATGATATCCCGGAAGACTGACAAAAGAAAAGAGACTATCAAGTGATAGTCTCTTGCTGTCTTTTATATGATTCAAATTTTCTTTCCAGTTCTGACATCAGTGTGAGTACATCTATTTTGGAAAGTAGTTCTTTAATCTCTTTCAGAACCTGTTCCTGTTCTTCTTCGGTTAGGTCGGTTCTTCCGTCAACCTGGATTACCATTTTATTTCCCCCTTAAAATTTTTATCCCCCCTACCGGGCATAATATAAATTGCCCTCTTCATCGGCATATTCATAATATCCGATGGTATCTTCATCCGTCCAAACCTCATATCCTGTTGGATTCAAGAAGGCTTGGTTTCCGTTTTCCAGCGTGAACATTCTTTGAGGAATGTTTCTGTCTTCGCTTATTTCTCTATATTGCCACATGTTATCCTCCTGTGATTTATCATTATCATATTCAATAGTAATCATCGGCTTATCAGTTGGCTCTGTCCGTACCCATTCAACCATTGCCTGATTGTTTATTTTTAGTTTCATAGTTGTGTTCCTTTCTACATCATACCGATTGCCGTTAAAAGTTCTTCATCTGTGATAGAGTTGTGTGCGTTTCTTTTGGCTTCGTTAAGTTCATCCTGTGTTACACCCCAATATTTTGCTTCGCATTCTGCCTTTCGCACGGACTCCCAGTCTTCACTTGATAATAAATACCGTCTCATTTCAGCCTCGTATGCTTCTAGTTTGTATCTCTGTTCGATAAGAATCCCAATCAACATGCATCCACGTTCATATCTTTCTTTCTTTGTTCTCTTCATGTTTGTTACTCCTTTTCTGTTTTACTATTACCCTCTTGATTTTTCCTACCCACCGGGGTATCTATGCGTATGACCACCGTTTGCCTGTCCACATTTCTAACTGATCCTCTATCTCTTCATCCGTTACAAATGGTATATCGATTAAGAATAATCCATCTGCACTCTGTACGTATGCCTTGCCGTATCTAGGAAGTAACTCACATCCCTTTACACCAATAACCTGTCTGCTTTCAATTGCTGTTTTACATCTCAAACCAACTGTACACGTAACGTCTGCCCAAATTGTAGCCGGGATTGCGGAACGGGAGGGTTGCTGTGTTGCCATAATCAGATGAATATTAGCTGCACGTGCAAGTCTTAATAACTGGTCGATGCGATCCACTGCACCTTTTACCCGGAGAACCTGGGCAAGCTCATCAATGATGACATGTATATAATGATGGTCTGACTGGCGAAGTCTTCTTCTACGCATGTCCTTGTATCTCATTTCCATGACATCAATGAGATGGTCAAGTGCAGGAATAACATCTTCCGGTTCAGTTACAATGTTGTCAATGTGCGGGAACTCTTCCCATCTTGCCATCTCGACTCTTTTGAGGTCGAAGATGACGATCCGCTGATAACTGGGGTCATATCCTGTCAAAAGATACATAAGTGCCGAGGTTAGCGTAGACTTACCAGACCCGGTTGTCCCTGCGATCATCGTGTGGATTTCGTTACAGATTGCGTCCATATTGCCATAAATCGCTTCTGATAAATCCCATTTGCAATAGTTTGTCATTGTTTTCACCTCCATATTTCCATTTTAATGTATCTAGAACGCCTGTATTTAAGCTTTAATTGTTCGGTTGAATATTTATCTACCTGTTATTTGTTGTGGCTTAAAATGCCGTTTACGTGTGTTATATAGTGTATTGCTTTTCATGCCTTGTTTAATACTGCCTTTATGATGTCATTATTCCAATAAGTAACGTATTCTTTGACAGCATCATTGTAGTTATTAAAATATTTTGTCAATGTTTCACCGTTTCGGAATACTACTATTATTTTCCAGGTTTCCATAATTCTTTTTGCCTCCATTTATATTTTTATTTTTGAATGCATAGCCGGGAATTGCACCCGGTCACAACCATTTCTAGCTGCTGCCTTGCATCTATGCAATTTATTTTTGCTTAAAACATATATACTCTTACTTTTTCACCTGTAGGTAACGGTGCTATAACGTAATATCCACAATCAGTGTTACCCATGTGGTCATTCCATGTTTTCTCAGGTCTGAAATAAACTTTTGTTTTATGGTATTCATAACCATATCTGTCTGAATGGATATAATATCCCGTTTTTCCATCTTCAATAGTTTCAAAAAATTCAACGTCAAACTTGATCCCGTTTTTACCAGTGATATATTTTTTCATCGTTTACACCTCCATAAGTTTTAACAATGTTTTGTTGTATCCGTATCGCATAATCATATTAACAATTGTGTGATAGTCTGTTTCTGTTTCTGTTTCCGCTTGTATTTGTAAAGCTTGATAATATACGCTTGCCATTGTTACACCGCCTTATTCCATGTTATGAGTTAGTTCAAACCATGCTATGTAATAAGCATCAGCTTTTCCTTTTAAGTAGGCTTTTTCCTCTGGATCTTTTTCTTTCAATGCATCTGCCTCAAAAGAACAAGCTAACTGTTGAAAATATTCTATTGTTTCTTGTTTTGTACGATATCTTTTTAACATGTCACTGCCTCCAATCTTATAATGGTTTATATTGTCTGAATGGCATTTTAGGAGCTTGCATCCTAACACTATTACACACTGATAATAGCTGCCTCACGCAATGCCATATATAAAATATCTGTCAATCGGTTAATGATTTCTGATTGTCAATCAGCTTGCATACTTCCGGGTAAAGCGGATCGCTTTTTGCGTCGTAGTCTGTACTATGTTCGATAAATAATACATGTTCGTTTTCACTACATCCCCGGCAGTTGCTGCAGTGTGTATCATCATGATAACCACAAGGGCATATATACGGGGTTTTGTCTTCACTCAAAAGCTTGTAATAGATATCTAAGATGTGATCGCAATGTCCATAATTAAAACCACATCCAGGGATCACGGATTTTACAATATTGACATTGGGTAAACTGTTTAACAGGTTTAATTCAGCATCGAAACCGTGACCGAATGATTTCGTATATGTCCAAAACTTCACGGTTGGACATGCACACGCAATCCGAAACCATGCCATAACATAAGCTGCCGAAAAGAAATCACCCGTAACATGGATGCGACAGTATTTAACTTTCTTAGCGTTTAACTCATGGATGATTTCATCTGTAAACCAATCAAGATCATTTCTAACAATCCATGTTTTCCGGGCTAAACTATCTTTTACAGACTGAAAAGTGTATCTTCCGTAAACACCATAACAAGTGATTTTTCCATCACTGTTTTTACATGTACAAAAACATGTTCCTCCATTCTCACAAGTAGGCAAAGTTGAAAAATGCCATACACTTTTTCCTATCTTGTCATTCCCCTGGATCAGTAAAAACGGAATGACATAATCTTTATAAACAGCGTATCCGCTTTTCGCGTTTCCATCTTTTTTCAGATTATTCAATCTGTTTTCTTTTTCGAAACCTGTAAACGGGTTTTTGCCATTGACGATATATAACATGATATTTTCCCTCCATTTTTTGATTGTCTGTTTTTGTTTGTCTCAAAACCGTTTCCCGGATTTGCACCGGGATTTCAGCCACCTTTCAAGGTGTTCTTGCAACGGTGATTTTTAACTGTTAATTAATAGCTTGTATAATATCTATGATCGGATTTTCTGTATTTACTGGAATTGATAACCATTCAGCTTTTGATAATTTTTCCATGCCATTCTGCTGCCTGTATTCGTTGATATGGTTTTGTGTTGTTACACTGTATCCATTCCACAATCTATAGAAAATTCCGTTTTTTATCATTGCTACTTCCGTTGTATAGCTTGTGAGGATTGAAAGCCTGTTACTGTATTCTGTTACAATTGCTTTACCGTAAAAACTCTTTTGCCTGCTGTATTCCGATCTAAGGTTATATCTCATTTCTTTTTCCTCCTTTTGGTTATGTGATGATCTTTTTTGTTTTTTGCTTTTATCTCTGGTTTACTAACTCCTTGCAAAACTCATTCCAGTTGTTTTCTAATAATTCTTGTTTCTTTTCATAATCTTTCCAGTCGTATTCTTTTCGGATCTGCTTCGCAATGTCGTTGTATTTATTAAAAATATCTTCGCTGATCCGCTTTCCTGTCATATTTCTATAACCTGTTGTAATTGCTAAGTCGTACTTGTAATCAATGTAGCAATCATAATTCCAACCATAGACACCGCAATTATAAAATTTTGCGTCCATGTAATCCGGAAGAATGTCCTGTAAATCACAATATCCTGCTCTGTAAACATTTCTAAACATTGCCTTAATATAAGGGTTAGTGACTTTGATCTTCATTGTTTTTTCTCCTTTTCTTTTGATGGTGCGCGCGTGGCGCGGATCTGATTTTTAAGTTGTTTTGTATTTCCTTTTGTTGTCTATATTATACTTGTACACGTATATATTTGCAACTGAATTATGTGATTGTACAAGCATATTCTAATGGTTTTTTACTGAAACATAATATACTTGTACAAGTTTTAGCTATTTTCTACTGAAACATAATGCAGTTGTACAACTACAATAAAAATGCTATCATATCAGACGGATAGAAAGGAGGTGTATTGTATGACACAAACTGAAGCACAAAAACGTGCAAGAAATAAATGGAAGTCTGCAAACATGAAGCGCATTCCATTAGATGTAAGAATAGAAGAGTACGAACAGATCCGGGAATATTGCAAGAATAATAATCTGTCTGTTAATGGCTTTATTCGTAAATCTATATTTGATGTAATTAATAATTCAGAATAATATAAGCATCATATAAACAAAATAAGAGCATTAAATAAAACAGGTGATATAATATTACCTGTTTTATTATTGTTTCTATATTTTGTTTGTGGTGCTTTATATCATGTATTTTATATGTGTTATATTCTCATTCCTATATAATATATAATATATATATAATATATATTTACTACTTATTATTTTATACCATGTTATTATCTATATATTACTATTCCATATGTATATCTATATCACCCTTTATTGTTCTTCCGGGTAATTGAAAAAAGATAACCCCTATTATTTACTAACATCACATAATAATATTATTATCCCCTGCATTTTCCCGTGTCCCCTGTCAAATCGTGATCCCCTGGTTTCCGGTATTGTGTCCGGTTCCCCTGGTATAATTGTCAACTATTCGTGAAAGAATACTTTTTTCCATAGTTTAAATAAAACTAATATACCCGGAAAACATTGATAATCCAGGCTTTTTTCCGGTATCCCCTATGCATTCCGAAAACCTATAATCACTATAATCAAGCAATCTTTATATTTTGAGCGGATGATAGCAGAAAAAACAGACTAAAAAGACCGGGACAGGGGATATACAGATTCTCAGCCGGGGCGTGTTTACCTCCTTCAGCATCCGCAAAATACAAAAATCCCACTTTTTCTGCTGCCAAAAGACGTATTCCAAATTTTTTCAAAAAACAAAAGGGGCAAAAAGTGACATTGATAGTGATAGACGAACTATCACAATAGATGCTAAAATCTTGCATAAAGAAAGGGCAGTGACTGGAAATGCGAGGGTATAGGAGTCACTGCCCGGAGGTACTTGTGTGCTTCATGTGAAAAGCAAAAGGAGAAAGGACAACTGTGTATGTCACAAACAAACAAATGGCTAAAGTAATTGCTGAAGCACACCATCAGTGTACATGAAGAGAGGCAGGAAGGAAATGTCATTCTATAGTCTGTGTCTGAAATTTTTTTGAAAAGCAAAAAGGGGGTATATGTTTGCGTGATGACGAATTAAAAGAAGCATATCTAGTCTATAAAGAGCATGGAAGAGAGCAGTTAGACAATACGTATGAGTGCATGCGTTATTTGTGGGAAACGTGGAATGATTATGACACTGTAAGGGACTTTCGGATGTGGCTGAACACACTGCCTGTAGATGAGAAGACGATGAGCCGTGCGAGGGAAAGCTACATGCTGACAGGGAAAGACATCTTTGATGACTTCATCCTGGCAATGGAGTGGGATCGGAATAATAAGTTCTATCTGCCGAGAAGGAGACAGTTAAAGCCTATCGTGGATGAGATGCAGAGGCTGAATGACCATGAGTTAAAGATACTTGGCATAGCAGCGCCACCTGGAGTAGGGAAGACTGGTTTAGGTAACTTTTTCATGGCATTCACGGCAGGACGAGTACCGGACAAGAGCATGCTGATGGGCAGTCATTCGGAAGCTATCTTGAAAGACAACTATGGTGAGGCACTGCGGATGGTAGGCAGTGACGAATACAATTTTAGAGAGATATTCCCGGAGCGGATGTTGGTACGGACGAATGCACAGGACTTGAAGATTGATCTTGACCAGGCAAAGAGATTTTCTACGTACCAATTCGGTTCGATGGGCAGTAGTCTTGCAGGAAAAGTGAGAGCACAATCACTGTTGTATCTCGATGACTTGATACCCAATATCGAGACTGCACTGAACAGGGACAGACTGGACAAGGTCTTTCGGAGCTTCTCGACAGACTACATGCAGAGGATCGAAGGTACATGCACCATACTCTGCGTGATGACCCGGTGGAGTGTGTGGGACGTTTTAGGACGGTTAGAGAGGGAGTACGAAGGTGACCCTAAAGCCAAGTTCCTGCACTTTTCTGCCTTGAACGAAAACGGTGAGAGCAACTTTGACTACGGTGGAGATATTGGGTTTTCTACGGAGAGGTACATGCAGATTAAATCCACAATGGATGACCTGTCTTGGAGGGCATTGTATCAGAACGAACCTATCGAGAGGGAAGGTCTTCTGTATGACAGCAAGGAACTGAACTACTACTATGAACTGCCGGGAACAGACCCGGATGCGGTGATTGCGGTGGTAGACACGAAAGATAAAGGGACTGATGACTGCGTGATGCCCGTTGCCTATGTTTACGGTGATAAATATTACATTGAGGATTTCGTGTGCGATGATGCGACACCGGACGTTACCGTTCCGAAGATAGCTACCAAGCTGATGGAACACCATGTGAAGATGTGTCGGTTTGAAAGTAACGCTGCCGGGGGCAGGATAGCGAAAGAAGTAGACGATACAGTGAAGGGCAAGGGTGGTACCTGCTCGATAACCACGAAGTATTCCACGCAGAACAAAGAAACAAGGATCATTGTTGGAAGTATGTGGGTGAAGTCGCACTGTCTTTTCCGGGCAACGGATAAACGCACGAAAGAGTATGACAAGGCTATGCAGCTGCTGTGTGGGTTCTCGCATGTCAGTAAGACAAAGAAAGATGATGTACCGGATGCCCTCGCAATGCTGTCAGACTTTGCACAGAGTTTTGAAACAAACACCATAACTGTACACAGGAGGTGGTTCTAGACCAGTGGAAATGTTAGAAAAAAAGCATGGTAAAATGTTGCATGAAGAGGCTAAATGTGATATTTTATGTGATAGTAAAGCTATCACTGTCTTACAAGAGATTTTAGACCGGAAGAATACGGCAGAAGTGTTTGTCGGAAAATACGGAATCGTAATCCGGGAAATCTCACGCAAAACAAAGTATACGCACTGATAGCGAATCAGTGTAAGAGACTAACGGCAGTCTGTTCCTTAACGGGGATAGACTGCCTTTTTTGATGAATATGGAATTATTCGGACGAAAAACATTATATACATCGGTCGATGAGATAACCAAAGACAACATACTCGAAGTCATCGGACGTTTGACTGGTGATTTTGATAAGAACCGCATGGAGATTGATCATCTTTGGAACTACTACAGGGGCAAACAGGACATCCTGTACCGTACGAAGGAGTTTAATGACTTCATACTCAACAAAATCGTTGAGAACAGATTCCGTGAAGTAGTCGATTTCCATACGCAGTATCTTGCCGGGGATGCCATCAAATATTCTGCCAATGCACAGAAGTATGCGGATGCAGTAGACCAGTTGAATGACTTCTGCCGTTTAGAGGGCAAGGAGACTTTAGATTACCATCTTATCAAGTGGTACAACATCTGCGGTACTGCATACCGTCTTATCCTGCCGAAAGCTGCTGAAGCTGAAGGAGAATCCCCGTTTAAGATTACCACATTAGACCCCCGTTGCACCGGGGTAGCCTATACAACCAGGATACCGCACGAGCCGAAGATGTGTTGGTACGTGACCGTTGATTCTGACGGAGTGCAGACATGGTCTGTGTATGTGAAAAATCCGAGCGGAAACCGTTTCTTTGAAATACAGAACTCCCAGGTACTCCGGGATGACACCTATCCGCTTTCCGAACTCCCCATCATCGAATATCCGTGTGGTGAAGACCGCATGAGCAGTGCGGAGGTAGTCCTGCCGTTATGCGATGCCATCAATAACCTGGATTCCAACCGTATGGACGGTGTAGAACAGGCAATCCAAACCTTACTTGTATTGGTTAACTGCAAGCTGCCGGAGGGCATGACCGCAAACCAAATCAAGGAAATGGGTCTTATCGAACTGATTTCCAATGAGAACAAAGCATCTGTGGAGCAGATTGCCACGAAACTCGACCAGTCCAATACACAGACCTTGAAAGAAGACTTGTTGTCTGCTATCCGTGCCATTGCTTCGCTTCCTAATACCGCAGAGAATTCTGCAACAGGTGGAGACAATGGTCTTGCCGTTGTATACCGCAATGGTTGGGAAGGTGCTTACGAAGCTGCACTTGGTGACCAAAAGAACATTGACCGTTCCGAATACACAGCAATCAAGCTGATGCTTGAAATCTGTGAAGGTACTGGCAAACTCGACCTTCCTATCCGGGCAATCAACATTGACTACACAAGACAGCACTACGAGAACATGGCTACCAAGGCACAGGTACTCATTGCAATGCTGAACAATGACAAGATCCATCCACAGGTTGCATATGAGACTTCCGGTCTGTTCTATGACCCCAACAAGAAATATCTTGAAGGGTTAAAGTGGTTTGAAGAGCACGGTGAGAAACCGGAACCTACAGAGGTGATAGACGTTGAAGAAGACCGTACAGACACGGAGACAGTTGAAGTTTGATGAGATTAACACCCTCGTCAAAGAGATTGCCGTCACCTCTGTTGCCGAATATGAAGCACTTCCAATTGAGGAACGCAGAAAGAGGAAAGATAAGTTTTGGGATTGCCTTTGGGATTGGTTGATAGACGGTTGGGCAGCAGGACTGTTGTTTGTCGGAGAAGACAAAGACATCCCCGACCTTACACATATTCTCAACTATATCTACCCAAGAGGCGAGACTACGTCAGACATCTACGAGAAAGACGTAACCGACCCGGAGAAACTGCAACGGATGATTGAGTGCGAAGCAAACAGGTGCTTTAACAGCGGAGTTATCGAAGCTGTGAAAGGCACAAAGGGGGTGATGAAGACCTGGGAAACAATGGGAGATGAACGTGTCAGAATTTCTCACGATTACCTAGAAGGAATGACAATTCCATTCGATGAGGAGTTCGTCACCATCGGTGGTGCATCGGCACAAGCACCGGGCATGTTCGGAGAAGCAGACCAAGATGTACACTGCCGATGTTGGATTTCTGTGAAAAAAGGTAATAAGGCTGAAAGCCTTTAACATATAAGGCAGAAGGGAATCTGCCATAACAACACGCAAATGCAGAGGGAACTGCATACTAAACGCAAGGAGGGACACCATGAAAATCGATACCGCAAGCATTGAAAACTATGATGCCATGACTGCCGAAGAAAAGGTAGCTGCTCTTGAATCTTTGGATATGACGGATGTAGACACGGAAAAGAAATACAAGGATCTAATTTCCAAAGCCAACTCCGAAGCCAAGAAATACAAGGATGCTATGAGACAGGCAGAGGAAAAACTCAAAGGACAGATGTCCGAGGAGGAACGTGCAAGGCAGGAACAAGCCGAGAAGTATCAAGCCATTGAAGAAGAAAATGCAAGACTGAAGCGTGATATGACTATCACAAGCAAAACGGCTTTTTATCAGTCCATCGGATTTGATGAGGAGTTGGCGAAACAGACAGCAACTGCGTTTGTGGACGGTGACTTTGATACCGTTGAGGCTAATCAGAAGAAAGCACATGAGGCATTTGAGTCGGCATTGAGGCAAAGTGTCCGGGAGGAAACGGTGCGTAGTACACCCCATCCGACCAACAACAGTAACACAAATAGTCTGACGAAAGAGCAGATTATGAAAGAGAAGGATGCTATCAAGCGACAGAAGCTGATAGCAGAGAACATGCATTTATTCGTATAAGGAGATTAGAGAAATGGCAGCAAAAGATAATCTGACCAAAACAACTAATTCCACCATTACACCACGGGCAATTGATTTCCTGTCGAGATTCCAGGAGGATTTTTCCCATCTGATTAACATCGCAGGAATCACGCAGATGATCCCCAAGGTAAGTGGAACTACATTAAGAGTAACACGAGCAAACGTAGCACTTGAAAGCGGTATTGTTAGCGAAGGTGATGAGATCCCGTTCTCCCAGGCAACACTGGAAGAAGTTCCGATTGGTGACATCACGCTGAACAAGTATAGCAAGGGCGTCTCTATGGAAGAGATTTCCAAAAACGGTTATGACGTAGCCATTGTCAAGACCGACAACAAGTTCCGTTTTGAACTTCAGAAAGTGATTAAGGATAAATTCTACACCTTCCTTAACACAGGTACGTTGACCGCCAAAGATACTACTTTTCAGATGGCACTCGCAATGGCTAAAGGGCGTGTCCTTGATGCACAGAGCAAGCTGAATGTAACTGGTGGCGAAATCGTAGCATTCGTGAACTACCTTGATTTCTACGCATATCTTGGTGGGGCATCTATCACTGTTCAGACCGCATTCGGCATGAACTATGTACAGGATTTCATGGGATATCGCACCATCTTCCTGTGCGACGGTGCTGAAGTTGCCAAGGGTACAGTCATCGCTACCCCGGCAGACAACCTGATTTGCTACTACATCAATCCGGGCGAAGTGGATTTCTCCGCTGCAGGACTGGTGTACAACGTCATGGGTGTTACTCCGATTCTTGGATTTGCAGTTGATGCAGACTACAGAAGAGCAACTTCCGATGCGTTCGCAGTCATGGGTCTTGTGATGGCAGCTGAATACCTTGACCTCATCGCAGTCGAGACTGTCGAGGCAAGTGGCTCTATCGGCACTGTGACCCTGGTATCCGCAGCAGGAACAACCAAAGGCACGAAACTGACTGTTACCTACACACTTGGACAGGGCGAGGCATTCTATTATCACACCGGGTCTGCCCCGGCAGTTCCGACATATCTTGACGATATGGACGACTCATGGAAAGCACTCCCGGCACTGACCAGTGGTGTTCTCGACAACTTTGAGGTTGAGGGTGCGAAGATTGTTGTCGCAGCTTTCAACGGTGCAGGACAGGCAGTTGCAACATCCAGTGCAACAACCATTACCAACAAGTCATGAGTAGGAGTGTAAGCGGATGACTACGAACGAATTAATCACAATCATTAAACTTATGTTAGGTGAGACTTATTCGGACGAACTGTTGTCCGCTTACATCTCACAAGCACAAGCAGAATGCCTTAACTGGGAATATTCGCTGATTGGCATCCCTCCGCTTGAAGAGGAGGAGACAGAACGGGATTATAGCAAATATGACAATCTTGTTATCGATGCAGTGATCTTTGCCATGTCAATCCGTGGAGCAGAGGGGGAGACACAGCACTCCGAGAACGGCATCCTGCGTGGCTATAAGTACTCTGACATGAGGCAGTACATCCATGCACACTTAATCCCATACGTGAAGATACTATGAGACGTTTGAAACGAAACCAAAAGGAGTTCACCTACGAAACGATTAAAGATTCCGCAATGGAAACGGATGCCCAGGGTTACAAGACTGGCAGGAATGTTGTGGAATACAACGAACCCGTGACCATGAAGGGATGCATCGTTTACAAGGGAACTTCCGCATACAAGCCATACGGCATTGACGAAGAGTGGACGGTGCAAGTGATACCGGATACAAAAATTGCTGTCACCGTGGGTACAAGAATCACCATTGACGGAAAACAGTACTTCGTGATGTCGCATCCGGTGACGATGAATGAACAGAGGTTATTCTGTCGATGAAGATAAAAATCAGCTTGGACAACCTGGATGATGCCATCAAGCAGATAGAAGCATTACAGACGAAAGTCGAGAACTTCACTGCTGATTTGGCAACGGAGACAAGGGACAAAGTCGGTTACGCAAGCATGAGTGTGGTACATGCCGGGAACACCCACACTATCATAGCTAGTGGTGATGAGATTGCTTTCGCTGAATGGGGAGCAGGATACACCGCAGATATGAATGAAGGCTTTGAGCAACTTGGTGGAGATCCATTTGTCACATATCCAGGTGTCTGGTCTGAAACACACGCAAGGACGTTTCAGAGGCATCAAGCAAGTGGGAAAGACCCCAGTACTTACAAGTACAACAGAAGACCATTAAGACGTATGGAGAAAGCTGCCGTCAATATCCATTACAACATCGTACAGAAAGCAAGGGAATATTTCGGATGATTACTGTAAATCAAATCTATGACCGCATAGTGACTGCCCTCGATGGCATCTATGTGACCAAATACTATACACGTATCACGGAACAACTCCCCTGTGTGTATGTACGTGAATCCCATTCCCCAATATACGCTGCTACCAACATCGATTTTTCCGATGACCAGTGTCGCATGTATTTTTACATCGAAGTCTACGGGGAACAGACCGAGGAGATAGTAGCAACCATCGAAGCAACAATGCGTGGGATGGGGTTTCTTGAAGAATTATCAGAGATGATACCGAATTATGACCCGTCCATAGAACGTGTATCATTACGTTTCCAACGGGTCATTTGTGGAGGTGACACACTCGATGAATAAATGTGAATGTGGCAATTCCCTGTTTCCCGGACAGTTCCGCTGCGAGAAATGCGGACGGATTGTTCCGAAACAGCAGGAAGAACCGAAACCGAAACCTAAAAGACATACAAAGAAAGACAAGGAGGAATAACCAATGTTAGAACTCTCAACAATCGGCATAACTTTGGGTTACTGTGCCGAATCTACTGCTGGCACGAAACCGTCCACAGGTTATACCAATATTGCCAATATCACCTCTATCGGTGAAATTGCAGGATCTCCCGATCAGCTTGAGGTGACCAACCTTGTAGACACCTGGAAACGGTAAACGAAGCTTTATCACGTATAAAATGCGAAGTGATAAAGAGTGCCGTCCTTGATGGCAACATTGAGGATTATGAGTGCGGAAAAAAACTGGAAAACCGTTTGCAACGGCAATCAGACCCGAAGGGTATACGGAGTATATCCAGGGGCAACGCATAGAGAGTGAAAAGATATAATCTCTCCACGAGTCCGCACCACCCCACAGGGGTGAACAGATATGCTGAACTGCATTGTAATGGTGCAGAGGTATGGATAAAAAGCCATACGATAACAAATTGACATCGCAGGTGTGAAAGATGCAGGAGGAGACATTCAGATTGGTGCTAATCTGACGGCAGCTTTCCGTACTGCTTGGGAAACCCTCGTCACTGCATATGCTACTGCTTTTTCGGCAGGAAAAGCTATGTGGTTTGAAGTTAAAGTACCGAGTCTTGGCAGCTTCTACTTCTCCGGTGAACCCGTTGAACTGGGTCTGCCGGGCATCGAAGTAAACCAGGTGCTCCAGGTGAACGCACATATCATTCCGAACTCTATCGGTGGATGGGCAGCAAGCTCTACTTGATAGGCAATCAGCTAATTTTATAGGATGGGGAGGGTAAAAAATCCCCTCCCCTTATTTACAAAAATGAGGAGAAATCATGAAAAACAGAAAGACGAAACTTACATTTGAGTATGATGGTACGCAGTATACTTTAGAGTTCACACCGGATTCTCTGAAGCAGATGGAACGTGGTGGATTTAACTTTTCTCGCATGCAGGATGCTATTCTGACTGCACCGGAAGAGTTATTCTACGGTGCTTTCATTGCAAACCACAGACGGACTACACGTTCGCTGCGTGAAGAGATTTGGAAAGCTATGACGGACACAGATGAAGAGGGTAACTATCTGTCTGATATTATCGGTGAGATGATGAGTGAAGCAATCAACGAATTGAACAGTCACCAGGGAAACGTGAAATGGAGTGTGGAGAGGTAGAATCCCACTCCGAAGAAACAACTACACTGGAGGAACAGTTAGATGAGTTGTGCTTGTATTACATGTCGATAGGTGTTCCGTATGATGAGTTTTGGTATGGTGATTACTGTTCCTTGAAATACTATGAAGAAAAATATCTTCGGCAGCGAAAGATCCGCAATGAAGAAATGTGGATGAACGGCATGTACAACTACCACGGTGTAGCTATATCACTGGCAAACGCTTTCCGTGGCAAGGGTCAGAAAGCCGAAGAGTACATGAAAGAACCGATACAGTTCTTCCCTAAATCAGAAAAAGAGAAAAAGGCTGAAGCAGAACGTATACGTCAAAGAGTAATCGACAACCTTAATGCATTGAAAGAGGCATGGGATGGCAGGATCAGCAGTCAAAATAGCAAATCTACAAATTGAGATTTCCGATAACAGCAAGATAGCAACAGCGTCACTTGCTGAATTTGTAAAAACGTTGGAAGCCTTAAAATCCGCAACTGACAAAGGTGCAGGATTAGGTGCTGTGTCTACTGGTTTGAACGGCATTAATAAAGCAGTAGAAAAGGGTGGTCTTGGTGGACTTGCATCACTGGCAGAAGCACTGACAAATGCCGTATCCCCGGCAGAAAATCTTGCCAATGCTATGGAACGTGTGGCTAGGGCAAACATCTATCTCAAACAGAGTGGCAGTTTAACGAAAGCAATCAGACAAGCTACCAAACTTCAAGCACAAGCCACACCAAGTAGTGCACTTCCGAACAGGGGAAGGGCAGATGTACAACCAGTCTCCTATTCTGATAGCACAATTAGAACACAGGAATCCATTGAAAAAGCATCTCAATCTGTAATGACGTTCAGAGGACTTCTTCACGAAGCTAGAACCGATTTGCAGTCTTTAGGCAATATTGGAAAGAGCATACTGAGCAATATCATTCCGACAGGTCTATCCAGGATTGCAAGTCAGTTTATGAGACTGGCGAAGATGAAGATTCTTCGTACTATCATCACGAATCTCTTAAAAGGATTTTCCGAAGGATTACAGAACGCATATAACTGGGCAAGACTGACCGGAGATCAATTTGCTACTAGCATGAACACCATAGCAACGTCTATGAATTATGCGAAAAACAGTATTGGAGCTGCCTTTGCAACGGTTCTCAATTCAGTTGCACCAATTATCGACAGATTGGTTGATTGGTTGGTCACAGGCATCAATTATATCAACATGTTCTTCAGTGCCTTGAGTGGTTCGGACACGTATGTCAGAGCGAAGAAAGTAGCAACTGTCTATGACGATACCCTGGATAACATCAAAAATGGTGCTAGTGGAGCAACTGGTGCGGTTAAAGAGTTAGAAGAACAACTGTCACTTCTCGATTTCGATGAATTGAATCAGTTGACCGAGCCGAACACCCCGTCCGGTGGTGGCAGTACTGGTGGAGGTGGAAGAACTGGAAAAGCTACACCGGATTATGCCAACATGTTTGAACGTGTTGCCATTGATAACAAAATCAAGGATATGGTTGATTTCTTGAAGAATAATTTCGACACGATCCTTGACATTGTAAAAGCCATTGGTGCAGGAATCCTCGCCTGGAAACTGGCAAATGCATTCAGCAACTCCATAGCCGAATTATCCGCAATGCAGAAACTTGGTTTTGCTACCCTCGTAGTCGGTTTGGTGCTGTCCTACGAAGGTGGATACAACTTCGGTAAAGAGGGATTCTCTGTTAAGGCACTTGTGGAATCCATTCTTGGTGTAGGTCTTGCAGGAATCGGTGGTTACATGATGTGGGGTGCTACTGGTGCAGTCATTGGTGTAACCGCATCCATCATCGTGACTATCGTTGGAATGGTCAAGGGTAGTATCGACAGAAATCAGAAGATTTTTGAAGAAGGCGAAATGTATCCAATTTTGCAGGAAGGTTTACAAAAAGCAGCAGAGATGGGGCAGTATTTTGTGGATCTGAAAGCAAAAATCCGCTCCTTAAAAGTTGAGAACGATGAACGAGTGCAAAAAGTGTCTGTTGCACAGGACATCCTGGATCAAATCAAAGAGTTTGACGGAGTAAAGATTACACCGGATGTTGACTTAACCAAGTTGGATAGACTGGTTGAGTTATTCAACAGTCTGAATCTTCTTGATGTTCAGCTTGAATGGGATAAGACGAATGGATACGTTCAGACAAATATTGAACTGATACAAGCTTCGTTGGATGAATATGACCAATATATAAGAAGGGTAGCTGCACAAGATATGCTTATAGAAGCATACCACTCATATGCCGATGCAGTCTCAAAAACAAAAGAAGCAAAAGAACAACAGGATTATTATGGCGATATTGTTAATATGCTTTTGGATCAGTACGACATGTCCGGTGACTTCAGTGGGGTAAGTCACTTGAAAAATGCGATTGATGAAGCATATCCGAACGGTGGTTTTATGCATGATTTGTATATGACTGCCATCGATACTCTTGGAAATATTATACCGGATTGGTCGCCAGGACAAGAAGTGAGTCCTGTGCAGGATTGGTTTGATAGTTTGTTTGGAACTGATTATGGTGCGAAACAACGTGAAATCAATATGGCAATGGAAAACTATGAGCAATGGACGCAAAAAGTCGAAGAGGGAAAAGGAACAACAGAAGAAGCAGAGCAAGCTATTTCGGAGTTATATGAAGCGTTAGGAATCACTGGTGTTGTAGTAGATGAGACTGGTGCTCATGTGCAAGTTTTAGACGAAGAAGTGCAAGAAGCAACAAAGAATACTGACGAGTATGCCAAAGCACTGGCAAGCATAAAAACTCCAAGCATTACCACTGGTCTTGCTCTTGTCGCATCTAACATGATAGCAACACCGGAAGGAAAACGGACTCCGCAAGTGGCTCCCTCTACACTGCCTCCTCCCACCAATCAGACTAGCACAGCAACATTCTCAACAGTTGGTGCGAGTATGGCAACCGGGAATGCTCTTGCATTTGCGACTGCACTTAAAGGTGTACAACAACAGGAACAGGCAAGTCTGCCATATCAGAACGCACTTGAACAGGCATACTTCAGTTTATCTAATGAGATGGACAAAAGTGCGAACTATGGATCAGTGTACAAGGATGTGCTTGTCGGCATGAATGAACAGCAATCTGCCAATGCTAATTACCTTGGAAGTGCCACAACTAAACTTGGAAGCTACATTACTTCCATTGTCAGTGCAGGAAATGCATCACAGACATCTGCCGGGCAGACTGGCATGATTAATACTGAATTAAATAAGGTAGGTACTGGTGTTAACTACGGTGGCATTGCATCGTATATCAGCAGTAACCTGGGAGCACAAAACTTCAAGGGCATGGCTGATTCCCGTATCAAGAATCCTCTTGAGAACCAGGTCAACCTTACTGGTCAAGGTGTCAGTGGAAGTAGCATTTATTCCAAGATTGGCAGTGTGATTGGAGCACAACCTTTCAGCAAGATTGGTACATCGGCAAAGGGTAACATTGAAGGTCAGATGAACATGACTGGTAATGGTGTCAATGCCAATACCATCTATGGAACTGTATCCAAGAAGACTGAAGCACAACCCTGGGCAAACATTGGTAGAGGAATGGCACAGCAGATGGCATATGGTCTTGAAGGAGCTGCTTCTACCATGAGATACGTCATGGATGCGGTGTATAACGGCATGGTCAATTCCCTCTATCGGACACCGTGGTCTAGCATCGGAAGATATATCGGTGAAGAGATTAAGAACGGTTTGCGTTATATCATTGGATCTTTCGATTTCACCGTTAACGTCAAAGCAAACGGCAAATCCTACAACGTAGGTGGCAGTGCAAGGGCATATTTCGCAGCCGGGGGATATCCGCAAGCAGGAACCGTTTTCGTAGCCGGGGAGGCAGGAGCAGAAGCTGTGGGAACCATCGGTGGTAAAACTGGTGTTGCCAACCGGGATCAGATTGCTTCCGCAATCGCACAGGCATTAAAACCAATGTTAGGCAGTGGTGGTGGACGTACAGAAACCATCGAAGTCAACACATATCTTGATTCTGCCATCATAGCTAAAGCAAATGCCAAAGGTCAAGTGGCTTTGAAGAAGCAGTTCAACATGAGGAGCAATGCGTAATGATTACCTTTACATCTTCAAATGGGTCGATAACCGTTGTCCCAAGCGCAATGAAGTGGAGTCTGCAAGATATATCCAGTGCAGACTCCGGGCGAGACTATACAGGTCTTATGTGGAAAAACCGCATAGGGCAGAAGCGGAAACTGGAACTCACGTTTACCGGGTATTCACATGCCAAAACCGCACAATTGATGCAAGTGGTCAATGCAGAATACTTCGATGTGACCTACCCCGATATGCTCTCCGGGGTAGTAGAAACACGTACGTTCTACGCAGGTGACCGGGAGACCGAGGTCTTTGTGTGGTGGGACGGCAATAAAGTTAATTCCAGTGTAACGTTCAACGTAATTGAGAGGTAAGTGCTATGCGTGACCCACAATGGAGTTCCACAGAATGGGAAGAGTTCTATCAAGATTCCTCTGCGTTCATTATATTTGCAACTATTCATTATGCGAATGGTTCTGCTGAATCATTTATGAATGATGATTTTGTAGATGGGTCTTTCAGCTATACGGAACACTCATGCGGTGTATCTTCTTTTTCTATTGACGAGGTAATTTCGGTAGAATCACATGCTACACTGAATAATCGTGGTAATCGCATCGGATATCGTGACTTTCAAAATGCGAGAATTACTTATCAATTGCGATTAACAAATGACAGGGTTCTGAACAATAATCATGATTTAAGCCTACATACATTAACCATAACCAATGTAGAGTATCGTGGCGAGTATATCGAGTTAACCGCAATGGATAATTTGTCTGCAATGGACGGACGATACACGGTTTCCACAACCAAGTCATCCAAGACACTTGCTCAGTTGGGTTGGCAAGTCACTTCTTTCGGTCGTGACCATACGATGAGTTTTGACAGTGTTCTGAATACAAATACACTGACCATACCTACCACAACTTTTAATCCCCCCATATCAGTTAGGGAATATTTATCCGCATGTGCCGAAATAGCCGGGTGCATAACCGTCATGAAAAACGGGATAAATGATGATATAGATGGCATCCCATTCCCGATTTATGACTTCACTGATGATTTGGATGGTGGGTCATTTGATTATGATGATGGGGATTTTGCGTATGGTGGTGAGTTTAACGGTTCTATAGGTCAGAATAAGTTTCCTATATATAGGGTCACAAGTGGATATATCCCCCCAACTACTGTCTATGGTAATGGCATTGTATGGAACTACAATCCCGATGGCACAGTTGTTGCGAACGGAACAGCCATTACCGATTGCATTTTTGAACTAACTGCCCATTTCACCTTTCCAACCTATCAAGATGTTATGACAATCAGTTCCGGGAGGACAGACGGGTCTAGAAGCACTTACTTCCTGTATGGAACTGTTGGCAATGATTCTTCTGATGCGGTCGGATTTGATTCGGTGACCACAAACGGGAATGCGTTTGATGGCAACGAAGGAATCATCAATACAGGTGGATACACCAAATTTGGCAGTCTGTATCTGCAAATCTGTGCCGGGGTTACTGTCAATAATGTAGTTTTTGCACCATCGGTTATGATTCAAAGCCATACTAATGCAATGAGTCTTCCGTGGGGTATGTCCACTACTACCAATCTAGGTGTTACGTTTACTCCTCAAATTGATTCGTATAAGGTCACAGGCACAGCAACGGGTAACTATCCGCAAGTTAAAGTGAAAGAAGGTATGCTTCTTTCACCGGGGACATATACTATATTTGACTATAGTAATAGTGTTTATACTGGTCTTGGCATTTTCTTCTACAACAATTCATCAATGACCACGAAATACAGTGGTGAATCCACTGGATTGCATAGTGATTCTTCTTCTGTTTATGTTTACACCACAACTGATGGAGAATTGACCACTTCAAGCAATTTCGGAGTTAAGAGAACATTTACCATCACACAACAGGCATATGTGCGTGTTAAAGGCTATACAGTTGGAACAGGATACACTGGAAGTCTGAATGCTACAATTATCCCGTATTTAATTCCGGGAGAGTGGGAAACCACAAATAGAGCATATTTTCTTCAAAACCATAACCTATTCTTCAATAAAACATATCAAGGTACTTATCGTCCTAATGCCTTGCCATATTGGGAATGCCGTAATGGTGAGCATGGTTTCGTCATGCAGTACGATTATATCTATTACGATTTTGATGGTACTGCTTATACAGACTTGGTTATTCCCCTGTCAGAAGATTTCTATGTTCCCGAAGGAACATATGTAATGAAAGCCAATTACTATCTGAATGGGCATATTCCTCCAGTTTTTCGTCTTATTAACAACGAAACAGGAGAAGTCATATATGAAGGTACAAGTAGCACAGTTACATTAACAATGGAAGAAGGATATTACTCCGGGTATCTTCTCATTGAACAGGGAGTGTATTACTGGGGTGACATCCGTCCTTCCATAATGACCAAAAAGCAATCAGAGACACTTGGTGGTGCTGATGAATACTGGGATGGTGGTTGGACAACTCTCCCGGCATATGATGGTGGGCTGTTCGTATTTTGGAGAACGAATAGGACGGTAATTAGAAAAGACGATGCGTACCCATTAATCAAGATAATGCAGAACCCAATCGTATCACCCACAATGATTACCGTATCCGGGGTAGAGGTTTCAGGGGAAGGAATTAACACGGTTCGGGTTGGCACAGAAGGATACGTAATCAAGATTCAAGACAATCCTCTGATTACGACACAGGCAATCGCACAGTCTGCGGCTGAGTTGTGTCTAAGCAATATGGAAGGAGTTAGTTTTATACCGTTCTCGATTTCCAATTCAGCAAATCCGAGGCTAGAACCGGGTGATATGGTTATTTTCCAAGATGTGAACGGCAACGATATTGTCACATTCCCAACAGGGATTGACTATCACCTTGGCAATCTGACAACTGCCAACATGATAGAACAGAATGCAAATGAAAATGCAAAATTTTCTAGTGAGGAATAGAAGATGTCAATAAGAATGAGAAGAGGGGTCGAGGCAAACTATGACCCCACCAAGATGGAATCCGGGGAACTGGCAGTCTGCTTGGACACCAACAAAGTGTACTTTATGGGATCTAACAGCACCAAATTGGCAAATGCGGTACTGCCAATCACCAAGAGTGCTGTGTCATCACTCCCTGTCACAATCACCACGAGTGATGACCCAAAGGTAGCATATGTGACGGACGATATGCTACTTGTTGGTTTTGACTTGTCCAACCAAAGTGCAATGGTTGGTGACTGGACATATACAACTGGAAATGGATCTGTCACAATTGCCGGCTCAATAAGTGGTAGCACAAACGTAACACTACGTTTCACAAACTCTAGATAAGGAGGTAATAGATGGAAAAATATTTTCTTGTCCAAGTAAAAAGGACAAACGGTAACATCGAAAAAGGTGTAGTTGTCAAGGACACCTATGACGGAGCACAGCAGTCATACCATGCTTACCTGGGTGCATATGCATTTGACCATGACCCCAATACAGATTATGTGCTTGTCCACATTCTGAACAGTCATGGACTGGGTATGAAAGGTGAAGTTTGGGAACGGCAGCCGGAAATCCCGGAAGTCACCGAGTGATGTAAAGCCGTATTTTAACAAGTCATGGATAATTTTGATAACTTCATGCGAATGTTAGAAAACGCTGGCATTTTGCATGGATGGGAAGAGTTTATAACAGACTCTGAACCCATCGAAGAGAGAAAGAACGAGGTAAAAGATGATAATACTTCAGAATAAAAAGTGGGGGGGTATTACTCCGCTCAAGAAAGGAGGCAAGGCACTAGCATAATCCTTGTCTCCGAACGGCAGAAGGGGGTGACTCCCCGTGGCTAATGGATCGATTGAACCAAAAGGGTTTTGTACAGACTTATTGGGAAGTGCAACATGGTCAGGAAGTGCAAGTTCTCAAGTTTTGCCAAATATACCGTTGAATAAAGACCCATTGTCTTATAGGTTTTTGTTGATAGTTTTAATTGTAGCCGCAACTGAACAGGCATCAATGATTTTCAATCCACATTTTGGCACGGGCACGAATACTATATACGCAAATATGTACATAGCGGAGGACAGCACAACTCAAGGATGGGTACTTATACAAGGCTTAAATACAACAACTCCAAAAGTGAATTCTTGGGTTACTACAATCAACCCGTGGTACTCATCATCAAAAGAAATTAAAATTTACGGCATAAGATAACTAGCCACACTGCCGAGCAAGGATAACAGTGCCATAATCGTATGGCAACAGGACCGATTAAGACACCGGAATTACCCGTAACAGGGATTTCAAGAACCGTTACAATAACAAATGCTACTGCTAATCTGCGTGTAACACGATATGGAAGTTTGGTGCAGATAGCAGGATGGATTAAACCAACGGCAGAAACATCTCAATGTATATATGTTTCCGGTTTACCTGAACCTAGAGGTGGCGAGATACAGTGTGATGTTTACGACCAGAACGCTTCGAAAGTAGTCGGACTTATGATTAAAGACTCTGGAGTAATCAGAAATGAATACAATTTAACTGGTATTACTGGACATTACTTGAATTTTGGCATGGTTTATATTGGTGCTTCCAACTGATTAAAAGCGGCATTTTAGAGATGTCGTAGAATTCACAAAAGAATCCTTGTCGGTTCTGTCAATGGAACTTGGCAAGGATTTTTTGTATCCTAGAATAGTACAACATAAAAAGAGCCGAGACTCCAATGACCAAATCTTCGTCTCGACTCACCTGCGGATAGGCATGGATAGAATACCATGCCTCCTACGCATCTGTAAAGGAGGTTTTTTATGCGAGATTATAGGAATGAATTTATTCAGAATTTGAAATGCAACATCAGATCGTACCTTGGGCAGACCTACATGGATCAGGTCATCGCAAATGTCATTGAACTATTGGACGGGTACGAATTATCGGAACGCACAACGTCATTGATCACGCATGATGACATCAATGCAGGTATCGTAAAGACTTACATGAATAGCCTTGTATTGGGTGGCAAATCGGAGAAGACAGCATATGTCTACCTGCGGCATTTGAAACGATTCAGCGGCTTTCTAAGGGGCAAGAATTGGACATCTGTGACCACGTTTGACATAAGAAATTATCTTGCAAACTTAAAGGTGCGAGGACTGTCTAACGTATCCCTGGAAAATACCCGTACCACACTGTCAGCTTTCTTTCAGTGGCTTTCTAATGAGGAATATATCGACAAGAATCCGTGTTCAGCAGTAAAGCCTATCAAATGTACCAAAGAGATCAAACAGCCTTTCTCTGTTGTGGAGCAGGATGCAATCAAGAAGCACTGCCTTAATCTAAAAGAACGTGCCATAGTGGAGCTGCTCCTGTCTTCCGGTGTCCGTGTTTCGGAACTGGTTAACCTGGATGTATCCGATGTGGATTTTAACAACAAGGCACTCCGCATCAGACACGGCAAGGGTGACAAGGAAAGAGTAACCTATATCAATGATTTAACCTTGAACTACCTTGTAAAGTATCTGACAGATTCCAAAGTGGAAACCGGAGCACTCTTTCAGACAAACCATCATAAATATTCACCATCCGGGATTCGGAGGATGTTGAGCCGATTGGCAGAAAGAGCACGGGTTGAAAATGTCCACCCACATAGGTTCAGACGGACGTTTGCAACTACACTGGCATCCAGGGGCATGGACATACAAGATATCAAGACCCTAATGGGTCACACAGACATCAACACAACGATGTTATACGTCACATCAAACAATATCAAGGTAAACAACTCTTACAGAAAATTCACGTTATGAGGGATACGGAAGTATCCCTTTTCTATTGTCCAATAAAT